AACCAACAAACCTCATAATAAATAAAGACGTATCAGTCCAAACATAGATTGCATCCCGACCTCTTATAGCTGCCACGATCCGTGTTCCATCGGCCAGTCTCTGTGTACCAGCGGTATTGGTTGCGGAAGGCGCATAAGAAGTTGTAGTATTAATCGATTCTTGATCCGACCATCTAATGTACATATCGTCTTGAGTAGATGTTGTTGCAATAGTTGTTTCTGTTCCAAAAAATACTAAGTGCCTATCAGGTGTAGATACTAAAGTCTGTACTGCTGCTGTTGGTGCATTAGCAATAATCGTTGCTCTTGTAGATGTTGAACCATCTGAATCCCATTCGAAAGTTGCACCATCCACGATAGTTGCAATTAATTTATTTCCATAATTGTCCAAGGACCAAAGTCCTGGAGCTGTAATAATATCACCTGTTTGTGATGCACCCCATTTAGTATATTCAGAAGCATCAGTTACTGTTGCTCCATCACTATGTGCTGCAGCTGTCGTGTTGTCTGATCCTCTAGTTAAACCTGATAAAGTTCCTGTACCAGTAGTGTTTGTTGTATAAGCAATACGCTCATCATTTATTAAAACTGTTCCTGAAGCAGGGAAAGCAGTAGAATCATCTAAAACAATACTACTTGAAGCATCTGTTAAAGCACCATCTAAAGTATCAAAAGCTTCTCCAGCTACAGTACCACCCCATAAACCTAGTCCCCAACCAGCTGCTGACGCTTCAGTTGCAGGTCCAATTGAATAAAAGTGTTGAACTCTTATTCCACCAGAAGTACTTGCTCCTGATCCAGATTCAGCTGATCCCATTTCAATTGTTAGCGTTGTTGAAGTTGGAACCGTTGTGACCATGAAATTAGTATCATCAAAATCACCAGAACCAAAATCAGAATCTGTAATAGCTGTAAAATTATCTAATCGGATAATATCGTATTTGGATATATTATGATCAGATGAAAAAGTTAACGTAACAGTTGCATCACCATTAGTTGTAGTAAAAGCATTAGTTAAAGTTGTTGTAGATTTAATAGGAGTAATATCATAAAATGCTCCTCCAGAATATACATATAAAAATCTGTTTGTACCTAAAGCTGCGTATTTAATACCTGACGCATTAACAAAATGGTGTAGTGCTGTATTTCTTCCAGTAAGAGTATTATCTCCTAATTGAGCCCAACCTCCTATTTTTTCAGGTGAGCCGTATCTAAATCTTACATAATCACCACTGACCCATTGGCCTTCGCCACCAGTCGCTGTGACTTGTTTATTAAATCCAGGTTGAAATCTTAATTTTTGTAGCATAATTATTTCGCGTTGTTTGGTACACCTTTTGAATTTACGAAGGGTGATTCTGCAAATGCCATGTAAATATAAGTATCTCCTGAAGCATTAAAATCAACTCCTGTGGTACGCAATTTAAAACCATTGGATAAAATATCCATGAAATCAGTTGCTCCTTCTGCGGCATTTAAATTTGGGTATAAAGGGTCATTATCTACATTATAACCTTCTCTTTTATTATCTGCAATTACCCAATGACTACTTCCACTTGTGGAATTTTTTATCATAACATAAGCTGGACGAAAGCCACAGAAAACAAATGTTCCATCAGCATTTCCATTTCCAACAAAGCTAGAAAATTTGCTGAAACCTTGTATGCCTGTCCATACATAAGAAACTATTTTATCTGAACTTACATTTGTCGTTCCATCTCCAGAAGTATGAAGTGAATATACGCTTGATGTTGGATCAGTATCTCCCCATTCATTTGTAGTAGATACTGCATCAGTAGTATTTAATTTAAGTTTTTTATCATTAGCTGTTGCGTTGCTATGATGATAAACTGTCCAATAGTTATAAGAAGAACTACTACTATCTCTGTTTTTTGAAAGTATTACGTGAGGAACAGCACCTAAACCATGACCAACAGTTTGATTAGAACTGCCATTTGAAGTATATGAAACAATGCTAAATCCAGCAGTAGTTGATGCAGATATAGAAGTTGTTATATCTCCGTCAGAATTTGATGATGCACTTCCTCCACCCTTCCAACCCCAACATACAAAGGTTGCAGTATTTTTATTAATTCCATCAGCAGTTCCTAAAGTAAATCCGTCACTATCAAAAGATTGTAAATTTGAACTATCATCAAATTCTGTACCAGTACCGTTTGTTAATAATCTTTTATTTGCACCTCTAACAGAATCAAAGATATGATGATTTTCTGCGGCACTTCTGCTTTTTATCCATACCATGTCTGGTTGCATATTTTCATCGCCATTAAAAGTTTGTGCAGTATTATTAGTTCCATTTCCGGTGTATAAATCAGCTTGAAAATATAATTCTGGATTGTCTATTGTTGTATAAGCTGCCATTTATCCTCCATCACTTCCTAAATTTTTTGTGCATAATGCAAGGTAGCCACTAGGCGGTGCGTATTCAAAAGCACCATATCCATTTCCATCTGCCACAGAAGAAGAATTAGCATAAGGTGGAGAGCCAGTATTTAATTCAGCTACTTTATTATTATAATCTGATGTAAAAATTCCATAAGTAACACCTGAAATTATTGATATTGCACCTGTTCCTGTTGAACCAGAAGTAGGATCACCAGAGTTTTGAAAAGTTCCATTTTTTGAAAAATATAATTTGTTATTATCCATATCTATAGCAATTCCAATTATATCATTAGTTGTATAAGAGTTTCCATAAGATGATGCAGTTCCTGAAACATTTTTTTGACCACTTCCAAAATATCCAAAAGCATTTGTAACTGAATTATTTGGATCATCAGTTCCAGTATAAGCCATGTCTAATATTCCTGTAGCAGTAGCACCTGTTCCTGTTGCTGATGTCCACTTTACTTCTGCATACCATTTACCAGCACTCACTCCAAAAGTAGTTAATGCAAATTCATTAGCACCACCATCATCAAAAGTTGATTTTAAATTTCCTTCAGCAAAAGCTGGTGTTGTAGTTCCTTTTCTAAATAAAGGATTCCATGTTGCAAAATTATTAGTCGGTGTATCAGTAGATTGATCTGTTGCGGCTACATTAGTTTCAGTCAGGTCCGTGCCCCCATTTGCGTCATTTCCTAAATTACTACTATCTTCAAAATCTAAATAAAAACCATTTGTACCAAATGTTAATCCTGATACATCTTTTGGCTTCCAAATTTGGGGGCTGTCAGAATCAAATTCACCAAAATCGCTGGCGGCATATTGAGTCCCATCTATCCAGCACACCTCTGCCATATAACCATCAAAATATAAATTTGTTCCAGCGCCAACTCTAGCAGGAGCACCAGATTGATTAACACTTGTATCTAAATTTTGTGATGGATAAGAAGCTGTACTAAATGAAGTTTCCTGTGTTCCATTTACATAAATTTTAAATCTATTTCCTTCTGTTGCTTGAGTTGTGTCAACTGCAACTACTATATGATACCAAGCACTACAATCTCTAAATTCTCTATTTGTAATAAATTTAAGTTGATGACTTCCAGTAAAGTAATAAACCATTAAACGATCATCATTACTTCCATCATCATCATCAAAGGTTACTCTAAATGAATTTTCGGCAGCTTGATCTGAAGAAAAAAAAGTAGCATAGCCATATGTTAAATTTCCTCTTTTTACCCAAGCACTTAAAGTAAAAGTTCTTCTATTTCCAGCGGAAGATGTTTTTTGCATATAAGCACTATCGCCATCATCAAACCTAACGGAGTTGGCTACTTCATAATCACCACCTATTGCTGAAGCTACATTACCTGGTAAAATTAAAGGCATTAATCCTCCAATCTTGGTAGTTCACCTAATGGTCTAGTAACTGATCCATCCTCTTGTTCTGTGTATGTGTATAAAGTTTCCAAAGCTGGTGTATCTGCTGCATTTGTAATTGCAGTTTCTTGTTCAGCCGCTTTTGTTCTAACTGCTGCTCTATGAGTTGTAATTGCACTTGGTACTGCTGTTCCAGCATCTGCTTTTCTAGTTATGTACCAATCTGTATCTTGTAATATTCCAGCAGCTTGTTTTTTAACTTCTCTAATTTTAATTGTTTTTAATCCTTCAACAGCAACATCACCTACATCTTTACCATCTGGAATTAAACCATCTGTTTTATCTTGTGATGTCCATAAAGTATCTGCGTGAGCTTTAGCAGTTGCGCTACCATAACTTGCTGTAATTTTTCCACCAGCAAAGGCAAATGATTGATTAGTATTGATATACCATTGCTCATCTTTTTTATTAGAATTATCAAATTCTACTTCATAAATACCTTTAGCTTCTAGTTCTGCTTTGCTCCATAATTCAAATATTTTTCTTGAATAACGAACATCACCAATAACTAAACCTTTTGGTTTATTTATAAGTTTTGTAATTGATCCTGATTCTACTAATCCCCACATATTATCTCCTATTAACTCTCAGCTAAATTTAATGTTCTACCTACTTCTTGCCAAACTGCTCCATTGTACCGGAATACATGGATGTCGGTTTTACCATCTGTTGCTGTCTCCGTTGCTTCTGTCGAAGCGGCAAATTCAAATACCGTGTTCCAACCAATACTATGAGAACCATTAAAATTAATTTCTACACAAATAAATGCTCCTTCGACTGCATTACTTGGTGCAGAGAAAGTCGTATTTTCTGATGTTTGGTGATATGCGTTTGGTTTATCTGAAGCATCCCAGGCAACTGCGTTCGATGATGATGTTAATGCTTGTTGAGCAACATTAGCTGCAGCACCAAAAGTAGCTATACCACCCGCTGACATGTCTAAAGTTAAAGCTGTAACACCTGATCCACCATCGTCACCTTTAAATATAATGTCTTTATCTTGAACTTTAGCTTCTATGATAACATCACTAGAAGAATTGTGTATACGAAGCATTTCTGTACCATCGTCTTCATA